TGGTTTTCAACATAGGTGGCTAAGAGCCGAAACCATGGGTTTCAACGATGCTAAGAACATTCAGGGCAGATTAAGATCTGGTTATGAATTAGTAAGAGCCGATGAATATCCTGACGGTGATTATCCAAGAGTTGAAGACGGCAAATACGCTGGAGTGATCGGAGTTGGTGGCTTGTTGCTGGCAAGAGTGCCTGTTGAGATCGCGCAACAAAGAAATGCTCACTATCAAAAGAAACATGAGCAAGTCGTTGAAGCAATGGATCACGATCTTAAAGGACAACAGCATAAGAGTATGCCTATCAATATTGATAGACAAACTCGTGTAAACTTCGGTGGTACAAAGAAAAGTTAATTTTTTAACGATTCCTAGACCAACGATTAACTAACAAACGGAGAAAAAAACATGGCAACTAACAAAGATGCTCCATTCGGAATGAGAGCAATTGGTAAAGTTGGTCAAAATAACGACAACCAAGGTCTATCAGAATATAATATCGCTGCTAGCGCCCCGGCAATTTTTCAGAACGATGCTGTAAAAGCAATCAACACTGCAACAATTGCACAAGCGGCTGCAGGTGATACTTTAATCGGTACACTTACTGGTGTGTTTTTTACCGACGCCAATACAAACAAGCCAACGTTCGCTAACCATTTGAAAGCTTCAAATACGGCAACGGACATTGTTGGTTTTATATCAGATGACCCGTATGAAAGATTTGAGATTCAGTCTAACGCTGCATTAGCGTTAACATCTGTTTTCTTAAATGCGGACATCGAAGTTACGGCTGGGACTACAGCAAACTTTCAGTCCAAGTCTGAACTAAACGCATCTACGGTTACTACAAGTACAGCTCAATTGAGAATACTTGGTGTGACTAAAGACGCAGAAAACAATAACACTTCAAATGTGACTACGTACGCTACAAACGCAAACTTTGTTTGCAGCATTAACGAGCACTTCTTGAAGGGTACTGTAGGAGTATAAGGAGATAAACTATGGCAATAAGTAGAGGACAACTAGTTAAAGAACTAGAACCAGGTTTAAACGCCCTTTTCGGCCTGGAGTATAAACAATACGAAAACCAACATGCTGAGATCTATGCTACTGAAACTTCAGACAGAGCGTTTGAAGAAGAAGTAATGTTATCTGGCTTTGGACAAGCACAAACTAAACCAGAAGGTTCTGGTGTAGTGTTTGACAACGCACAAGAAACATACACGGCAAGATACACTATGGAAACTGTTGCGTTAGCGTTCGCGATTACTGAAGAAGCAATCGAGGACAACTTGTATGACAGACTTGCGTCTAGATATACAAAAGCGTTAGCAAGATCTATGGCTCAGACTAAACAAACAAAAGCGGTAACACCTCTTGTGAATGGATTTACTACATTCCAATCTGGTGACGGCGTAGTTCTGTTTAGCAGATCTCACCCAACAATCGCTGGAAACGTTGCGAATACGTTAGCAGTACAAGCTGACCTTAACGAAACGTCATTAGAGCAGTCTTTAATAGACATCGCTGAAATGACTGACGAAAGAGGTTTATTGATTGCAGCAAAAGGATTAAAATTAATTATTCCTTCAGCTCTTCAATTCACAGCTGAGAGACTAATGGCTTCTCAAGGTAGAACAGCTACAGCTGATAATGATATCAATGCTATCAGATCTATGGGAATGGTTCCTCAAGGTTACAGAGTGAACAATTTCTTAACTGATCCTGATCAGTTCTTCATTATTACTGATGTACCAAATGGTATGAAGTACTTTGATAGATCACCTATCAAAACAGCTATGGAAGGTGACTTTGATACTGGAAACGTAAGATACAAAGCTAGAGAAAGATACGTATTTGGCGTATCTGACTATAGAGGTATCTACGGTTCTAACGGAGCGTAATAAATAACTTTAAAGGGGGCTGTTGAAGGCCCCCTTTTTATGATAGAAAGAAAGAACCCATGAAAAATTTCAGAGTACAAATCAGAGCATATGGCTATCATGCTGACTTCAATCTTGTGTCAGAAAATGAGGATAAAGCCTTTGAAAATGCACTAGTTGACAAGCTAGGACAAAATGATATAGTCTGGGAAAAAGACGGATTTACTAGTAAATCCAAATTGTGGTTAACCTATGAGGAGGTTATAAATGACACACGTTCAGGAACTCTACACGAAGAAAAGAGGACTAGAACTTGAATGGTCGCAGCACTATAATCAGGAGAAAAGATATACTCTTGATATGGTGAGAATTGATGACAAAATTAGACAAGTCATCAGTCACATCAAATTAGCTGAAGCACAAGTTGCTCAACAGACTAATAAGATAGAAGACGCTGCACCTGACGTTTCTGTAGCTACGTAACACAAAAAACGCTACATCGCTGAAATCGCACTTTCTATTAAGGCTCTCTTGCACTTCTCACAAAACTAAGCTATAAATTACGCACCATACATTAATAAAACAAAATAAATGTAGACGCGTATGGTCGACATCCCTAGGGACTACATTTATGTATTCTAGGAGGAATATAACATGGCAAACACAACATTTTCAGGACCGGTAAGATCGGAAAACGGTTTTGAAGTAATTGATAAAAGTACAGTAACAGGTGCTGTTACATCTACGATGAGTCTTAAAGAGTTCACTGCAACTATTACAGTTGCTAATGGTGCAACTACTGGAAAAGAAACATCGATTCAGATTCCTACAAACTTTATTCCATTAGGAATTGGTGTTGTAGTAACTACAGCTGCAGTTAACGCTGTTAACTTAGTTGACATTGGAACAGATGCTGACACAGACGGTTATGTTGACGGAGCTTCTTTAGCTCTTAATACAACTGGTTGGAAAGGTTTCTTAGGTTGTAATGGTGTACTTGGTATGTCTGGTTTTGCACCAGGTGTAGCAGGATTAACTGGAGACGAAGTTGAATTAGTTGTTTCTGGAGATCCAGGTGGAGATACTGTAATCGTTCTTAAAATTTTTGGAATTGATTCAACATCTGACACACAATAATAAATAATTACTGTGGGGCTTCGGCCCCACATAATTTTTAAGGAGATAAATTATGGCAGGCGGCGGATCATTTTCAAGCGATCAAAAATTTACTACGTTAACAGCAGATGGTAGATTTAAAACTATAACAGGTGGTTCTACAAATTTAGGACCATGTAGAGTAACTTATATTCAAGCTGCTGGAGTAGCTAGTTCTACAGTTAAACTACATGATGGATCAGATGGCACAGGTTCTTTAGAGTTTCAATCAAGTTTTGGAACAGAGGGTTGTGATATTTTTGTTCCTGGCTCTGGTATAAGATTTAAAAATGGAGTGTATTTAGATTTAACTAATACAACTTCTGTAACAATAGGATACACAGGATAATGAAATCAGACGTAAAAGCAATTAGAAAAACAGATGCTACATTAGTCTTTGGAGGTAGAACAAGATTAAGAGGAATTATTCTTTCTTCAACTGGATCAGCAGGTTCAGTAACTTTACAAGACGGTAATTCTGTTACACAGTTTCAAGTAGATGTTCCAGCTGGGGATGTTTTTTCGTATAATTTAGCAGAAGATGGTATTTTGTTTGAAGGCGGTATGACTGTGTCAGCAATTTCAAACGCTGTTGCTACAATTATATTGGACAAGTAAGGAGACTAAATGGCTAATACTACTTCAGGAACGACAACGTTCGACAAGACATTTGCTATAGATGAGATTATAGAAGAGTCTTATGAACGAATAGGTATGCAAAGTGTATCTGGTAATCAGTTACGTATGGCCAGACGTTCTCTTAATATTATGTTTCAAGAGTGGGGTAACAGAGGTCTTCACTATTGGGAAGTAGCAAATAATTCAATTACATTAGTTGACGGTCAAGCAACATATACAATGTTTAGATCAACAGATGATGGCACTTCTAGTGCTACCGCTGTTTATGGTGTTGACGATATATTAGAAGCTGTTTACAGAAACTCTTCAAGTGTTGATACACCTCTTACAAAAATAAACAGATCTACATATCAAGGTCTTTCAAATAAAACATCTGAAGGAACGCCTTCACAATACTTTGTACAAAGATTTATAGATAAAGTTACAATCACTTTATACTTAACACCTGGTTCAACAGAAGCAGGTAATACAATTAACTATTATTATGTAAAAAGAATACAAGATGTTGGTAATTATACTAATGCAACAGATGTTCCATATAGATTTGTACCATGTATGGCATCAGGTTTAGCTTATTACTTATCGCAAAAATTCAAACCAGAATTAACTCAAAACATGAAATTATTATACGAAGATGAATTACAAAGAGCTTTAGCGGAAGATGGCTCATCATCTAGTTCTTACATAACACCAAAAACTTATTATCCAAATGTCTAATTTTTCAAAAGGTAAACATGCACAATTTATATCAGACAGATCTGGTATGGCTTTTCCATATAAAGAAATGGTTAGAGAATGGAATGGCTCTAGAGTTCACATATCAGAGTTTGAGCCTAAACAGCCACAATTAGAACCAAGAGCACACGGCGCTGATCCTGAAGGTTTACAGAATGCAAAACCTGCAAGAACAGAATTACCTACAGCAGATTTTTTACCTACTAATCCTTTCACAGCAGAAAATGCTGGAGGTGGAATTGGAGCTGTATATAGTGTTTCTCATCCCGATAGTGGAATACAAGTTGGAGACTATGTAAGATTAATGTCTCTTAAAAGCCCTTTGTCCATATCAGGTGTTGCAATTCCTATTCAAAACACAGAGCTTACAACTACTTTATCTGTAGGTATAAATGCTACAGCTACTTCTTTAGTTGTAACTGACCCTGATTTAGATTTTTATTTAAATGGTGGTTTTTTAATGATTGAAAAAGTTTTAACTTCATCAGATACTTCAGACGCTTTAAAAATAGGTACTTATCAAAATGAAATTATTCAATACACAGGTTATAATAATGGGACAAAAACATTGTCTGGTTTAACTAGAGGAACAAACGCAGTTTTTAGAGGTTCAACTCCTGGAAATACTATCGCAGGTAGCCACTTAGCTGGAGCAAAAGTTATTGGTGCAAGAATAGTTACTGCTTTAAATACAACAACTTCTTCAAGTACAGGACAACCCTCTTCAGTCACTAATCAAGATGGATATCAATTAAAAACTAATGATCAAGGAAGTATCTGGGTTGCAAATTATTCAGGTGGAGGAAATGGTTGCCAAGCAGGACCATTAAATGTAGAGTTATAATATGGCAGGATTTACATACGCAACATTAACAACAGCAATTCAAAATTATA